CAGAGATCAGATAGAATTATTTGCAAAAAGATTAGTTAGAATCAAAGATGTAAAAGGTAATACAATAACTGATAGAAATTTTGATCCAACTACAGCTGACTTTGATTTTGCAGAGGGTGGTCGTGTACCATTCTTTAGAGGTAAGTTAGTTGGCAAAGCTTTAGGGCTTGCAAAGAAAGCTGCTGCAAAATCTAGCGGAAAACAAATGGGTTACGGAGACATACGTAAGTATGGTTTAGAAGCAGAAGATATTTCTACATTATTTAGAAACGTAGCAATGGATAAAAGTTTAGTTGGTAAAGAAAAAACTTTATACATGCAAAGATTAAATCAAGTTTTAAAAAATCCTGATGACTTTCCAGATGGTATTAGAGAAATACAACAGATGTTAGGCATTGACCCTATTGGTTTCAAAGGCGGCGGCCTAGCAGAAATCCTGGAGGTGTAATGGCTCAAGCACCTTATTTAAGTACACAAAAACAATATAAAGGAAAATACATTGTAAAAGATTTGTTTACAAAAAACATGTCTTCTAAATCTACTGGGGATGATTTATTTTCAATGGTTGAAACATCTCCAAACGGTAGAGATGGTATCTTTGATACAAGAAAAGAAGCATTAGAAGCAATCGAAGAAAGAAAACTAGAAACTGGAAGAGGACTTAGTTCAAAAGAAATAAATAAAAAGTATTCAAAATATATTAAAGCCGAGGGTTTTAATAAATGGGAAGAAACAGATGACGCGGCTAAAAAAAGAATTAAACAAGCATATAGATACGATAAAGGGTTGGGTTATCAAAAAGTTGGTCGAACAAAAATTAATCCTAAGACTGTTAATCTATTAGAAAAGAAAAAACCAATCAATCCAAGGACAGGACTACCTTATACACAAGAAGAATTTATAAATTTAACATCGGGACAGAAACAAAAACTTTCATTACGAATGAAAGGGTTAAAACGAAAAGATGTAAAGTATAAACCAAGACAAGGTTACTACCCTGAAAAAGATGCAAACAGATTAATTAATTACATGAAGATTGCTGCGGAGAGACAGGAAAAAGCAAACATACCTGTAGAAGAAAGAACTTATACAAATGTGTTTGATAAGAATAAAAAATTTGTAGGTGTAAACGATATTAGACAAAATCAGTTATACACACACATTGATTATGATTTAAGTAAAACAAATGCTTTAGCAGGAAAAATAATTACTCAACATCCTGATTACGAACCAATGCAAGATTTTTTCAAGTCTGCAAAAAGATTTAAATATGAATCTCCAGATAAATTATTAGGTAGTTATTTTTCTAAATATGAAAGAGTTCCAACATACAATGAGATATTTACTTTTTTTACTACAGATAGAAATGCTTCAATAAAAGTTTTTAAAAATAATCAATTAACTTTACAACACCAAGAATTAATTTCTAAAGAGCCAACTAAAAATTTTCAGTTGTTGACACAGATAAAAAATACTCAAGCTGCAACAATTATGAATAAATTAAACAGAGGAGAAATATCTCCTCAACTTGCAGACTATGAATTAAAAAAAATAGGTGCGGCTCAAGAAGGTTTAGGGGTTGCAGCAGAAACTATAACTCCTGGTAAAGGTTTGGGTGTTGCAAAAAGAGAGGCAGTAAAACTATTTAAAGATGCTGTTAAAGTAAATCCTAATGTTGTATCTGATTTAACATCTAAACTACAAATAAAATTATTAAAAGCTGTAAAATCTGCACCAGAATCATGTGGTGTTATTTTAAGTAAAGCAACAGGTGGTATAGCAAACAGTTGCGCAGAAGCGATTACTAAAGATCCTGTTGGATCTGCAGAAAAATTAAAAAATTTAGACGCACAAAGTGGACCACTTGCAAAAGTTAAAAATATAGCAATTAATTTTTTAAAGAGCCCTGGTCTTCGAACCTTTGGTATCGCAGGTGCAGTAGGAGCTGCGGGTGCAGGATTAGTAAAACAATTTAACAATAACGATCCAACAACTTATTTATCAAATGAAGATCAACAAAAGAGTATGTTGGTTGATATGGCAACAGATTCAGTATCAATAAATTTTGATAGACCTGCGATATTAGATTATCAACTACCAGCGTTAGGTGCAGAGGCTGCAGCAGGTTTAGCTGTTACAGCACCATCAACAATCAAAGCTAGTAAATCTAGGGCATTTGGTATTGAAAAGAAAAGAGTTGCACCTGGTACAATTAAAACTGGTGCAAGAGTTTTAGGTAGAGGTTTAGCTTCACTTGGAACACCTTTAGGTTTATTACCTATGGAAGCCATGAATATAACCTCACAAATAGCAGAAGGTGATTCACCATTAGATATTGCAACAGATCCATTAAATTATCTTGGCGCAACGTTTGCAGAACCAGCAACTAAAATTGCAGCTAGAGGAGTTAATCCTAAAATAGCAACAGCTATGAGATTAGGCATGAGCCCCGGAGCTTTGAGATTATTATCGAGAGCTGGAGGTATTGGATTAGGAGCATCTTTAGGTATAATGGGTTTACAAAAATTGAGTGATTTATAATGGTTAAATTAATACCAGGAGGTGGCCCACCACCAAAGAAAGGACCAAGCTCACAAGGGTTGAATGTTCCTTTTAAACAGACTATACTAATCAAGAACTCGGAGAAAAAGAATGTCAACAATAGACAAAGCTCTACCAAACGTCGTAGAGAACACAGTAAAAACGCCTAGCGACGAAGAAGTTGCAATAGCAGAAGAACAAGTAGCAGAATCACAAGGTGGTGAAGGCGTAGACGTACAAGAAAATGAAGACGGATCCGTAGATATTAATTTTGAACCAAACAAAGTTAATCAACCAAATACAGATTCACACTTCGACAATTTAGCAGATTTATTACCTGAAGATGTTTTAGGTACATTAGGTTCAGACCTTTACAACAATTATATGAATTATAAATCTTCTCGTAAAGAGTGGGAAGATGGATACATAAAAGGTTTAGATCTTTTAGGATTTAAATACGAAGATAGAACACAACCCTTCCAAGGTGCTTCAGGTGTAACACACCCAGTATTAGGAGAAGCAGTCACACAATTTCAAGCGCAAGCATACAAAGAATTACTACCAGCAAAAGGTCCAGTGCACACTCAAATCATGGGTGTCGTAGACAGAGTAAAAGAAGACCAAGCAGCTAGAGTAAAAAATTTCATGAACTATCAACTCATGAACAAGATGAAAGAGTATGAACCCGAGTTCGATCAGATGCTTTTTTATCTCCCTCTCAGCGGCTCTGCTTTCAAGAAAGTTTATTACGATGAACTTCTTGACAGAGCCGTATCTAAATTCGTGCCGTCAGACGATTTGATAGTTCCATACACAGCCACATCATTAGAAGATGCAGAGGCTATAATACATAGATTAAAAATTTCAGAAAATGATTTAAGAAAAAAACAAGTGTCAGGTTTTTACAGAGATATAGAATTACAACCTGGATACACACAAGATACAGAAATTGAAAAGAAAGAATTAGAAATAGAAGGTGTTAGAAAATCAAAAGAAGAAAATGATTTTACAATTTTAGAATATCACGTTGATTTAGACTTAGAAGGTTTTGAAGATTTAGATCCAGAGACTGGAGAGAAAACAGGAATTAAATTACCTTACGTCGTAACATTAGATCAAGGTAGTAAAGAAGTTTTATCTATTAGAAGAAATTTTAAAATGGGAGACACATTTAGAAAAAAAATAGATTACTTTGTACACTTTAAATTTTTACCTGGTCTAGGTTTCTACGGCTTTGGTTTAATACACATGATTGGTGGTTTATCTAAAACTGCAACAGCAACATTAAGATCTTTAATAGATGCAGGAAGTTTTTCAAACATGCCTGCAGGATTTAAACAAAGAGGAATTAGACTTAGAGATGAAGCAGAGTCTATTAAACCTGGTGAGTTTAGAGATGTAGATGCTCCTGGTGGTAACATCAGAGATGCATTTATGCCTTTACCATTTAAAGAACCATCAGGAACACTATTACAATTAATGGGTGTTGTTGTATCGGCAGGTCAAAGGTTTGCCGCGATTGCTGATATGCAAGTCGGTGACGGCAACCAACAAGCAGCTGTT